AGAAAATAATTTCGCCTGGTGTTTTTTTTTCATCTCCAGGACGGGTGTTACCCTTTTGCTGGTCATTTGCTGGTCATTTGTGGTTATGTAGGAACGACCAGCAAATCAAACAGAGAGATTTAACCTAAGTAGATGGATGTCACGGTATAACTACCATCAAAACAAACACGAATCTATGATGTCAATCCCGCAATACAAGCGTGACTTCCTCACTCTCATCTCAAACGGATATGATAAACTCATGCACACCGTTATCGTCGACGAGATCGGAGAGTCCCCCATCTGCGAAGAAGAGTGTTACATTCGCAACAACTTCCTCGAGTTTGACAAGTCATTAAACGCGTATGGGTTTTCAGTCTATAAATTTTGTGATACAGTTGACCGCCTCGATACCACGGGGTGCGCGGACTTTAACGCCGCCATGTTCTACCTCGACAAACTCGGGTTTTCTATCGGTAAAGCATACGACGAATCTCGTGTGTCGTTCAAAGACCTTCGGATGTATTTCGGAGCATCATGGAATCGTAAGTGTGACGAACTATATCATAACATGTCGGGCACCGAGCGATATGAGTACTCGAAGTTCTTAGAGTTTTAGAAGTTTCTAGAAATTTTAATACTAAAACCAGAAAATTTTTTTATTTCAATTCTTTTCCCTTTTACAAAAGTTTTCGGAGTTGATCACCGAGCGTGAACAAGGTGGAAAGCTAAAAGAAAGAATATTTATAAAAGTTTTTCGGAAATTGTACAACGCAATAACCTGGATTTTTAGCACCATCAAAACAAGCACACATGACCAGCATTCGCGGCCATAACTAGGCAAAGTCGAAAAAAATAGGAATATGGGTCCCTTTTGTCCGATTTTTTGTCGATTTTTCAATATTTCTGTTCAGCGATTTTCGGGATTTTTGAGCCCCTTTGAGAAAAAAATTGAAAAAAATGGTCAAATTTGGGATTTTAATTGACTATTTTCGAATTATAGACCGTCAAACTGGTTTTTGGAAATATGGACCACACATTTCCATTAACCAACGAAACCCCGCATACGCAAACCTCGTGATCGAATGAGAGATCACAGAAGTTGGGGAGGGTCGCAGAAGTTGGGGAGGGTCGCAGAAGTTGGGGAGGGTCGCAGAAGTTGGGGAGGGTCGCAGAAGTTGGGGAAGGTCACGGAAGTGGAAAAATTTGTGAAGTGATAGTAAATGGGGAGGAGTTAACTAGGTATATTCGCCATCTTACGCGCCGTATCAACTTCCCTCTTTGCCTCATTTATCCCCCGTCTGTTTGGAGCCCATCGTGGAGGAAGGGAGGGGGAGTTGAGGTGTCAGATGGGGTACCATCTTCGCTAAGCCGATTAATGTTTTTTTGGAGTACAACCCCGAATTTATCAATTGGCATATGTTCAAAAAATTCACCACCTTCATCGAAAGGATTACCGCGGGATTTTACGGCTATGCTCGCATGAACAATATGTTTATCGAAGAAATATACCAAAACATTTTTTTTACTACATAATCGAACGACAAATATCATCCCCAAATCCCAAAACATCTTTCTGTTTCCGTGTCGGTCGAGATTTAGGAATGTATTCAGATTTTTTACTATGAATCCACCCTCTCCCGTCGTGTGCACACCAACGAATATCGTATTTTTCTAAACATTTTCTACACAAAACACACGGTATAGAAATCCCATCACCATATGCAGTTTTTCTTGAAATGGTTAATTCTCCAAATTTGCGGTGAAGCCAATTCGCAAATTTGTGAGGTTTGTTACCACGTTTTAAACACAATACGTATAATTGACGTATCAACTTTCTCTCCGCACATTTGTGATTATCGCTCATCACACGAGGCCCCTTTGACATGTGACATGTTACCGTACAGTATTTCATCACAATTCGTATAATACTTATATTTACTTCATTTCTTATTAAACTTAGGTGAATATTGATTTCCCATCATAAAATATTCGGGTCTATTTAAAATTTCGTTACGAGGTTTGATAGAATTATCATTATGTTTACCAACTTGTGTAAGAGCAAGAGCTGTCACGACAATCGTTGAAAGTAAAAATTCAATACCGTCAACCATCTACTATACACAAATTTTTTTTATAATCCGATTTCGTAATGTATATCCATCAATTCCCGGAGTTTCTGTAAAACAAATATTCACAGTCCCTGGATTGAACATGTTTCCATGTGTTTGACACAATTTACACGGGATCACCGGATTTTCACCGGGTCCATGCGTGTGCATAGGTACAACCTTTTTCGCCTGACGCTTCGGTTTCTTTGATACGACGGGTATATCAGGATCGTGTCGCTCACAATACGTCTTACCTTCTATACACTTTCCGCGACACGGATTACCTCTAATATTAGTTCCAATACACTGCTGTCTTTTTACGCGTGGGGGTCTAGCTGGCTTCGCGGGTTTTAGTGGTTTTGAATGAACTTTACACGTTTCAAAACCTTCACAACAAAACTTCAGGCATTGACTACCTTTCGCAGTCGTATGCGGACATCTTTTCCTGACTGGCTTTTCCTTTTTAGGCTTCACGCGCGATCTTAGATCTTCATTTTCCGCACGTAAACGTTCATTTTCCATGCGCAAAATTTCGATTTGAGATGTAAGTTCGAGAACATCGTGTTCAGTGTGACGCGTTACGGTCATCTTGTTTAATTATTTATAAAAATCGTATGACTTAAGTCAAAACTTTTATCTCAATCATTATAAGATGGTTTTATCATTACAGGATATACCCAAAAAGATTCAATATATTGTCGTCGATTCTGAATATGTAAATGGAACGAACAATACATTTTCACTAGACCTCACACTCAAATCGAATACACACGTAGAAGATTCTAGTAGGGTTCTCGGTATAAAAATGGTAGACTTTTACGTTACTGAAATAGGAGAAGTAAATCCAAATTCCGATTCTCACATATCAGACATCGCAAAGTATATCGATATCATTTGTCCAGAAATTCCACAAGTCGCACAAATGCTCGATGAACGTAATAGTCAAATATTTGCGCGAATACCATTGGAAAGGCATTATAGTCACGGTTCCCACTCAGCATTACGAGATAAACAATGGAAACCTTACGAAAGAAAAACAAATTATTTTAACCCCATTTCAATTAAAAAAATGAACTTCACAATAAACGAATATCAATCGAATGGATCGTACGTGTTACTTCAACCCGACGCAAAATGGTACATGGTTCTCGAAATTACGACAGTTGATATCAAAGAAAAACCAATTAACAAAGAAGCTCAAATTCTAGAAGCACTTTACGCACTCATAGGTAAAATAGATATGTTAAATAATAACGTGACAAAGCTTCCAAATAAAGAAGAAGCCGCTAAAATTGTTCAACTTTCGGAAAAGAAAAAATACTCATTCAATTACATCTTACTCGCACTTTGTACGGTAGTAGGTGGTTACATATACTATGTAAATAAAACCAGACCCAGTATTCCCATCTAAAATCCATTCGTTATGATACCATCGACATAATACCTATACATATACTCAAGTTCTTTGTCTTCTTTGTGTGTATACGTATACACACGAATGTTATGTAATTTACAATACCAAATAAACTCGTCATCTAAACATGTCCAGTGAACTATAACAGCTGATAAACCGCGTGTTATCGTTATATATTCTTCTCTATTAAATGTTGTCTCGAATGTTGATCCTAATTTAAACATTCGAGGTAAATCGTATAAAATTTTTCTATTGAAACTACAAAAATACACATGTTCGATCGATCTTGAACTGTAAAACTTTACCAATTCACGCGCTATAGTCCTATCAACCCCTTTGATGTCGATGATTACTAACACAGATTCAATAGATGGAATTTCATCATAGATATCTTGTAAAGTACACACACCATGTTCCCGGAGTGTATCCAATGACATGTCACATATAAAATGATTACCTAAATATACGTCGTGATACAGTACAATTTCACCGGTCGCACATAACTGTACGTCTATTTCCACACCGTCATACTCCCTGTTTATGGCTTCCTTTATGGCTTCTTTGCTGTTATCTCTGAACTGCAGCGAATACCCCCGGTGAGCGATGACCTTCATTAATAATATCATAGAAATATATGGGGGGTAGGAAGTGTCGTCGAGAAAAATTATCACCGTGTTCATTTGAAACAGAATACCAAGAAGAACAGTTTGACATGGATTTGGAGATACCATGCATGGTTCCTAAAAATGAAAATCAAAAGAAATATAACAGGGTGCTGTACAGTAACAAACCTATGATTTTCGCCACAGGACCGGCGGGTACTGGAAAAACCATGCTTGCGTGTCATGCTGCTATAAATGGATTAAACGATGACGCATATAGTAAAATAATCCTTACAAGACCCACTGTATCCGTAGAAGAAGATATCGGATATCTACCAGGTACGTTAGAAGAAAAGATGGATCCATGGACTAGACCCATCTTAGATATATTTTCAGAATTTTATACACAAAATCAAATACAGTACATGTTGAAAGAAAAAACGATAGAAATATGCCCACTCGCGTACATGCGGGGTAGAACGTTTAAAAACGCCTATATAATCGCGGACGAAATGCAGAATTCGACACCGAATCAGATGAAAATGTTACTCACGCGTATAGGTGAAAACAGTAAAATGGTTATCACCGGAGATTTGAATCAACATGATAGAAAATATGATGAAAATGGCTTGAAAGATATATTCGAAAAACTAAATAATAAAACGTATAAGCGAATTGAGTGTATCACTTTCGATCACGAAGATATAGAAAGAAGTCCGATCGTCAAAGATATTTTAGATATTTACGGAGATTTAAAAAAATGAAATGTTATATAAAAAATGTACGGTGTAGGCATCTCCCAAAATTTAGGTATTCAGAGGATTACATTGAATGGTAAAAATCATACACTGTTTAAAAATTCAAATGGTAAAATCGCCATGGTCGATTCAATCTGTCCACACAGAGGTGCCAACCTATGTAATGGAAAAATAAAGGGTGATAATATTCAATGTCCATATCATGGCTGGGAATACGACACAAAAGGTAAATTGAAAAACGTTCCATCCATGAATGGTTTGCCAATGAATGGTGATTTAGAAACATACCCAGTCGTCGAAAATGGTGGGTTTATATGGAACACAAAAAAGGCCGATAATCTTCCCACACAATATTGTCAAGAATTGTTCGACCCCGACTGGGTAAAGGTATACGGTTCAAAAGAACTTGACGGAAATATTTATGATTGGATTTTAAACGCAACAGATATCTCTCATATTAATTTTGTTCATAATTTTGCCGACGAAGATAACGGTATTGTAAAAAATACAAAGATTGAAACGTTTGACGATTATGTAGACTGTTTTGCCACCGTCCAACCCAAGGCATCATCTAAACTTACGGAGCATATGCAGCCAAAGAATGGTTCGCAAATTCATAGTAGATTTGTCTCACCGGCAACTTCGATTATTCGAATTAAACTAAAATCCCCGTATGAATTTATTACATTTAGTACACTCGCACCTATCGACGCAAAACGCACAAAAATGTCATGGTGTATGCTATACCCAAAAACACCCCTGATGAATAATCCAATCATTTACTCCCGTTTCTATAACAAAATGTTTGAAACCGTGACACAAGATGAGGCAATTATCAGAAGTGTTGAATGGGTACCTCTGATTATTAACGCACAATGTGATATTTTCCAACTCAAAGCATTGGAGTTACTCCAAAAATGAACTAATCTTCACCCTGTATTTTCTTAACTTTTTCTAAGTATTCGTTTTTTCGTAATTTTAATTCCTCTAATTCTTGGGTCGCGTCCGCCAAATCCTTTTCTCTTTGGTCGACGTGTTCTATGATGTGTTTAGTTATACTTTTACTCAGGTTATCTTGGTCAATATTTTCGTCGTTGAATATAACGTCACAATTTGAATGATGTAATATATCCGTCATTAACTCATTTTGCTTTCCATTTTTACCCTTTACACTCACAGTTAAATAATATGTAAATGAACATGGGTCAATCTGCGCCGTAGATGCGGATAAACATTTCGGAATAATTAAATGCATTTTATTTGTAGTATGTTTGATGGAGCGTTTCGTGAAATGATTAAGTATACGTTTATCTTTGATACGTTTCACAAGATTGTGTTCGTGTAACACGGGTTTTATAGTTATCGTTTGTGATTTCGGTGTCGTTTTAGTAACATCCATAGTGACACTATTCCCCATTACACCTATTCCACACCCACTTATATTTGTCGCTATAGTCGAAACTGTTATTGTTAATTCGCGCCTAGTAAAATTTACAAAAGTGACATTTGTCATGGTGGAATTCAAACGCTTGGAACGACGTGTACGTTTGAGTAGCGTACACGAACCCAACTCAGTCTGGCGCGGTGTGTCATATATACACGATAACCACATAAACCGTCGTCGCGATTCATTATTCGTATAGTGAAATTCTCTTAAAAATTCCTGAAGAATTGGGTCAACGGGGTTGTACCATTCAGGAAGGGAACATTCATTTGATCCCAACCAACTTGTCATTTATCTATTACGAACATTTAAAGAATTCTATATAAAATATCTTATGACATTTGTGTACATACTAACAAATCCATCGTTCACACCAGTCAAACTCGGGTACACAGGTAATTTGAAACAGAGATTGGGAATATTGAATAGTAGCGTTCCCACGAAATTCAATGTACATTACAAACATAAGGTAGATAACCCAAGATTAGCGAGACGAATTGAACGTGAAGTTCATAAAGATTATTGTGAATATCGCGCAGACAATGGTGAATTTTTCAATGTTTTACCAGACGAAGCCGCGGTACATTTATATCACACCGCTAAGCGTATGACAATGGAGATGGAGATGTATAATTAATATTTCTATATATAAATGAATAAATATCAAGAAGCCGTACTCAGGGGTGTTGGAGTGTTTTTATCCGTATTTTTTACCGTTGGATGGGCTAAGAGAAGCCCTATACCTAATGACGAACAATTTGCCGTCGTTATTATTTTACTCGCCATACTCGCCGCGCATTTAAAGTTTAAATAAGTATAGCATTAATATGGAGACAAATAGACACGTTCTCGTCGAAGAACCAAATGGTGATGTCCATGTGGGTGTCGACGAGAACGTACCAGTTTCCGAACCGAATGTAGAAACGCGAATCGTCATGACTACACACGTCGAATATATCAACACAGTGAAATATACTTCGATGATAAAGTTTATCATGTTCTTGTTCACCGTAGCAAATTTCTGTCTTGCGTATTATAGAGGTTTGGTAATTGATGTTGTAAATTTTAACATAAGTATCATAACTGCTATAACTGTACACCTTACACATCCGTTAACACTTATAGAACTAACAACACACATTATGTTCATATTAACGAGTGTACCTATATGGTGTATCACACACAAATGGGTTGATGTATGGTTTCAATTAACATATGCACTCAATATGTTTCTGGGAATTAAAACAGCCGAATACTCCTTAAGTGAATGATCACTATTCCTGGTTATAATTATCACTGTTTAGACGATTCATTGTATCATCAACTAACGCCGCAGAAGACGAACAAGACGAACATAAGCAACACGCGAGCATAAAGTATACGGGGAACGTTTTAGTTGGGGTATCTAACAACATTTTGATAAAAATTAATATACAACACATACACGACAACTGTGAAGAAAGTTGTATTGGTCCCATAATTGGACCTACTCCATCAAAATCAATAAGATTTCCTGTCGAACTCATTTATAATATATGTAATTAGATTTTTTCACATATCATTTTCAAGTTCCATAAAAGCATTTTATGTTTTGAACTTTCGACAGTACTAAAATCCCTTATGATGGACATTATTAATTCGTTATCATCTTCTACTGAGTTTCGGAACGACTGATCTTCTTTTCTAACATGTCTAATATAATCAGCAGTTACGTAGACGATCGCATCTAAAAACTCCTCTCTCGCCATATTCAACCATGAATTATTACGCGTTCCCCAAGTACGAGTATCATCATCAACACGTACACCATGTCCATACTTTTCGCGACCCATTTCCATGCGCTCTCTCACTTCTTCCAAAACACACATGCGTTATTATGGAATTAAAACTTTAATAATGTATGACAAATGTTTGTATGTGCTATAAAACCAATTGCTTTATCCACAAATCCCAAGAAACCCGAAAAGAAAAAAACATTGAAAGATTTTTTTATTAAAATATTTGGACCAGAAATTGATTATGAAAAATTTAAAAAGGAAAATAAATGGGCAATACGTATCAAAGAAAGAAACAAAGATAAAGAATAATACCAAATATAAAATATGCCATCGGTTTGTCTCTTCCCCGTCAGTGTCCACTCTCGTAGATCCGTTCGCGTGCGCGCGACGAGTGAATCGGATATCAATAAGATCATCACTCAGAACAGACAGCTCAAGTCAGTTTTACGTAAGACTAGAGTGACATCTAATTGGAGAAGTAACAATAGACGCATCGTCCTGGAAGAACTCGCTTCATTTCTTGATTTGATGGATGATGTCATCGATATCATGTCTGACGAACCAGAACTAGTGACACAAGACTCACTGGATGAACACGACGATATCATGGACCTATACGAATTTTGTGGTGAAGTTCCCGATGATATTGGATGTAAGATTTATGATGTATAAATATAGCCTAAGTAAGAACAATACTATAGATTTGTAATACAATATGGAAACTCTCGCCCTCGTTGCAGAAAATGAACTTCTTCGCATCGAGAATGAAAGACTTACGAAAATGTGTATTACAAATAAAGTGAGATGTCCCTACACAACTCTAAAGGGTATTCAATGTAAAAATTTATACGGAAAATGTACTTCGAAACACAGTTCACAATTAAAATAATTCACGCTCGGGACCACGCTTCACGAGGTATACGTGATCATACGCGTGTAAAAGAGCAAC